TATTGGACTAACCGGAACCAAGTCGGGCGGTATTGGACTAACCGGAACCAAGTCGGGCGGTATTGGACTAACCGGAACCAAGTCGGGCGGTATTGGACTAACCGGAACCAAGTCGGATGCGGATATTGATGGAATAAAGAAAGATACACTCACCGTATGATAGACGTTAAGTGTAAGAACTGTAATCGACTACTTGCCAAAGCTGAGTCTATGAATGCGGCTATAAAATGCCCTAGATGCAAAATGATATTTGAATATAAGATATATTCTAACCTGTTTGTTACAAACGCCTACGACCCTAAACTACACTTGCGCATTAAAAATAGTAGTGCTAATATAGATACAGAGTCCTCTGAGACCATACCCGATTAGCGGGTGCCACATCTGTAACAAGTGTGTAGGTTATCAGGGGTCTTTTTTTAATTGGAGACTAAGATGTATATAAAATCAGAAGGCTATATCGAAAAAGCAAGTAAGCTCTCGGAGGGAGAAGTTGAGTTTGTTGTCTCAACCGGAGACATAGATGCTCACGGTGAGAGAATCAACGTTGATGGTATTGATACCAAGGACTTTAAGAAAAATCCGGTAGTGCTTTGGGGACATGATGGTTTTAACCTACCTATTGCGAAAGCTACAAAGATTTGGAAGTCCGATGGCAAGCTAATGGCTCGTGCCATATTTTATCTGAAAGACGAGTTTGCTAAGAAGGTTTATGACTATATATTAGACGGCTATCTAAAAGCTGTCTCAATAGCTGGTATGGTTCAGGAATGGGGCAATGATGGTATGACTATTAGCAAGCTCTTGATGAAAGAATTTAGCGTCGTGTCTGTACCAGCGAATGCCAATGCTTTAGTTGCGGCTAAATCTCTCAACGGTGAACAGAAGGCAGAACTTAATTCATTGGCTAACGCATTAGCTCGAAAGATGCTCAAAAAAGACAGCGGAATGACAGATATCCAGGAATCAGCAAACACATTATTCAAATTGGCAACCACTCTTAAGGAAATAGCCGACGGCGAAACCAATAGGGAGACGGTAGAAGATGTTAAATTAACTCGACGAGTTGTTTTGCGCCAGGCGCAAGCGGTCGATCAGCAAGTCGAAACTGTCATTAGACAGATTAAGTTAAAGGGAGAAAATTAAATGGACAAAGAAAATAAAGATAATATCGAAGTTGGGCAAGACGTCATAGACGCTGTTGCTGACAAAGTAGAGGCTTCTCTAAGTTCAAAACTAGAGAGTCTTAAAATGCCAACTGCTGATGATATTGCAAGCAAGATGGTTGAATTAACAGAGAAGACAGCCAAAAAGAATATCCATGAGGATGAAGACAAAGAAGACGAAAAAGACGAAGTCTCACGCGAAATGCACTTTGCTCGTGGTCTTATGGCTAACAAAGTCAAAGACTTTAATGGTATCGCACAATATAACCAGTACACAGCTAAAAAGTGGCAATCACTTTTGACAAAGTCTGACTACCAGAACGTCACGACCGCTGCCGATGGTGGTGCATTAGTACCTGACCCAGAGTTCATTGCAGAAGTTGAACGGTTGACTGATGAATACGGCGTAGCCGCAAGACTATGTAATGTTCGAATGACAAACCGAGACTCTGTCACGTTGCTATCTGGCACAAACGAACCAAGCTTTACAAAAGTTGGCGAAGCTACAGCTACGAACGCGCAGAAGCTTACATACGCTGCTGCAACTGCAACTCTTGATAAGTACATGTTGAACATTATTGTTACTAGCGAGCTTCTTGAAGACGCTGCTATCAATATTTGGAACGATGTTATTAGTCAAGTTGCGCAAGCTCGTGCTAAATTGTTCGATGAGTTAGTTTTCACTGACTCGACTTATGGTTTGCTAAGTGCCGCTCTTGGTGATGCTTACAAAACCCAAACTGTCGGTACAGCGATTACTGATTTTACAGCAGACGATGCAATGGATGCGCGATATAAAGTTGTTGGGTCGGCTCGTAAGAACGGCAAGTACTTTATGCACCCTACAGTTTGGAACTACCTACGACAAACTAAAGAGGCTACAACTGGCGGCTACTTATTCGGTGGCGTTGGTCAGAGTGTAACTCCTAATATCGACGGTATCCCTGTTGAATTAGTCGATATCCTACCAGAATATAGCGAAGTGTCTACAAACGACGCCTTTGCAGTATTCGGTGACTTAAAACGTATCATGATTCACGTTAAAAGACTATTGGAGACTAAAATCTTCGATGCTGGTACAGTCGCTGATGCTGGTGGAACGGATATTAACCTTATTACGCAAGATTCGTACGCTCTTCGAGCCACACTACGCGCAGTGCCTCAAACGAGGTTCCCTGGTGCGTTTGTAATAATCGGAACTGGTAACGTATCTTAAAGTAAGAAAGAAGGTTATTAAATGTCAAATGTAAGCAACTTATATGTAGCAGCCGGTAGTCTCATAACACTCGGTGGTACTGACTTAGGTCATACAGTAGATGGTACAGAGATTTCGATTGAACGTGAGCTTACAGAGGTAAAGTGCGATATTTACGGCAACACCCCTGTTGATTACGTCATCGCCGGTCAAAAGGCTATGGTCAAGTTGAAGTTAGCCGAGATCACGCCTGGGACACTGTCCTACGCGTTACCAGAAGGCGACTACGACATCGGAACTGCAGATGATCATGTGCATTTCGGGACTAAGCCTGGCTACAGTTTGCGTAATGATGCCTTAGAAATGGTTATTACTCCACAGGGTAATAATACCGACGGTAACAGAACAGTTACTCTATTCAAAGCAGTATCAACCGGTAACATAACTTTCGCCTATAAAATAGACGAGCAATGTGTTTACGAAGTTGAGTTTACTGCACTGGTAGATGAAACACGTAATGGTACTGATGGTCGATTGTTGGGTAGGGTTGGACCTACTGCAATATCGTAGTTGCTAATAGTGTCAGTTCTTGATATTAGTATATCAAGAGTCGCAGTTAAATAGCCTCTTTTATAGAGGCTATTTATATGCCTCTTTACAAAAAGCCCTATTTTTGTTATGTAGGTTATGCTAGTATAAAAGTATGTTAAATGGTTATTTTAATCGAGCAATACTAACAGTAAGGGAGCATGCAAATGGCATTGATCGTACAAGCAGACTTAGAGGCGAGACTTGGGAGGACTTTATCAAACGACGAGACGACAGACTTCGTGCTTATAAACGCCGCAAATCAGGTTTACGTCGAGAGGATGATAGGCTCAAGTCTCGAAACAGCCAGTGAAGCTACCAGGTATTATGACGGTGGTGTTCAATATCTATCTATAAATCCATGTACTGACATTACTGCTGTCAAATTAGTAGATGAAGACCAAGCAGTTGTTGAAACTGTTGATACTTCGGATTACACAAAAGAACCGATAAACAAAACGTTAAAGACGATGGTACGCTGTCGCTATGGGCGGTTTTATCGTGGTATAAATAATATGGCTGTAACAGCTAAATACTCAATAGCTGGAGACACCGACACTGTAAATATAGTTAAAAGTGCTATGCTCGATGCACTTGCGAGTGAGATAGACAATTCCGAGACTATAATAAAAGAATCTATAGAAGGATATTCGGTTGAAAAAGCCAAACCAGAATCTAAAAGCTTGCTAGATAAAATAAAGTTCTTATTCCCAGAGGTGATATGAAACCAGCAATGCGCAATATTGCATACAAGAAGACTATAACCAGGAATGTTTATGGTGACTTTGTTATAGGTGCATCTACGGCGCTTCCTTGCCATTTTAGGTACATAACAGCCGTAGAGTCTACTTTGGGTTCAGAAGCCGTCAGAAGCGATGCTATGGCGTGGTTTGAAGCAGATTCAGGCATAGTTAAGAACGATATACTAGAAATTGACGATGAAGGATGGCGAGTTGAGCGAGTTACTAAGGCCAGGCGATTACGTGATACTACAGTTTTATTCCTAAAGGTTGACCTATTAAGGCATGGGATGATTTCATAATGAATAACGTAAGAATTATAAACAAACTCCCGCAGTTTACCAAAAGTATGGAATCCGTATTAGGCGATGCTTTACGCGAGGGTGCGCGCGATATTCTGATAGGCGCTAAGACTAAAGCCCCATTCCAAAAAGACGGACTACGGAGCGATACCGAGATAACCAGTCCAAAGAAACTAACTCAGAGAGTGTCGTTTTATAAAGAGTACGCAGGGTATCAGGAGTTTGGACAACGACGTGACGGTTCCCATAAAGTTAAAAAGTACACTACTGCTGGGACAGGCAAGCACTATCTAAAAGATGCTGGCGATAAAGTGGTGACACGTATGCCAGGCATATTAAAGAAACATGGATTGCGAGCAAAGGTATGGTAGATATTTCAAAACAAATCGCCCAGTACCTAGAAGACGCTGGGTTAGGTACGCAAGGCACTGATATATTTGTCGGCGATATCCCACCAGAGACTAATGGTATCTGGGTAGTCCGATCAGGTGGGCAAATGAATAACTATGTACCTGTAGAAGAGACCGCCTTAGATATTTACGCTAAAAACATTAAGTCTGAG